GATCTTTGTCTGGGTGATAAATTGAAAGTAATTTTTGTAAAACAGTTTTTTCTTTCTCAACGAATAAAGCACCGTTTCTAAAAATAATATGAGATAATCTTTGATCTCCTTTCATATCATCTACAAAAGTTGTTCTTTGGTTTTGACAATATTTTAATTCTCTTTCGTAACCTTTTTCTTCATCAAACCAATATATGTTAGCTGATCTAATCATTCTTGATAAAGGTTTTTGATTACCTTTTAAATAATAAATTCTGTCTTTTATTTCCCAAGAAGGTTTAACTTCTTTTTGAACTTTTGGTTTTAGTGGTGCAACTACAGTTTTAACAGGTTGCTCCACTACTTGTTCAACTACATTAGTAGTTGTTGTTTTCTTTTTAGCCATAATATAATATAATAAAAATTAAAAAATAAGGTGGGGCCGAAGCCCCAACCTATATTACTTCATCAACATAAAGTTATTTGCAGCTTGAGTGATTAAACATCTTTCTGATAAGAAGTGCAGTTGCATTGCATCTAAAGCAGATGTAGCAGCACCTACAGAACCTGTTACCCAAGTCTTCATTCTTCTATCATCAGTTTGTGAAGCTCTATAACGTACATGTAAAAACGGACGTCTTATTGAAGCTCCAACTGTTTGATCATAAACAGAAGAAGTACCAGCAGGAATAATAACACCACGTATAGCGTTTGATCCAGCAGCGGCATTAATACCACCACGAGTAGCTAAATCATTTAAATATCTAAAGTCAGATTTGTAGAAGTCATAAGAACCTCTTCTAAAACCAGAGAAACCTAAGTTTAAAGCCATATCTTCGTCGTTATCAAATACTCCGTAAGAAGTACCGCCAGCACCGTAAGAGTTCATTGAAGCAAGCATGTCATCAATAGCTAAAGATGTAGATCTATTTAAGAATAACATATTTTCTTCAATAGCACCTTGCTTGTCAAACTCAGCTAAAATAGCATCAAACTCCGCTAAGTCAGTAGCAGCATTAACACCAGTAACACCAGAAGTAACATTACCTCTAGTTTCAATAGCATCAAATAAACCTTGAGTACCTGTCACATCTCCAGTAGCAGATCCATAAATATGATCATCAGTTAAATCAGCATTAGCATTTAAACCACCATATTTAGAAACACCAGCACTTGCAAATGCAGGACCACCTAACTTAGACTCTAGCATAGACATTTCTAAGTAATCAGTAAATCTAGATCTAGTATCTGACTCAGCTTTTAAATACCATAAGTAACCTGAACCTCCGCTTTCACTAGAAATTTCAACCCAACCAATACGAGACGCATCAGATCCTGATACTTCGTAGTAGTCTTTTAATATAATAGGTTTGTTAGAGAAAGATTTAAACCCAGGCTCGTTAGCTCCTCTAGAAGCATCACCGTCATAGTTATCACCTTTTTTAAACTCAGATCCATATACTAAAATAGTAACAGATTTACCTGTAGAACCAGCTGCATCATCAAAAAATCCAGCAGCATTTAAATTACCAAAACCATAAGGCGCTACGTTAATAGTAGCAGCAGGAGTAGTTCTATCTATAGAGACACATATAGCTTTACATATAGCACCTGAAACGTTATTAGCTAAAAGAAGTAAATCGTTTTTTCTAATACCGTGGTCAGTACCTATATCGTTTTCGTCTATATCAGTTTCAATTTCTATAATACCACCAGTTGCAGCATCATCGTCGGTAACTTTACCTTTGTAAGAAAGATGTAATCTACCTTGTTCTGACCAAACAACTTGATCAGCAGTCATAGCTTCTTCAGCACCTACTTGAGCTAAAAAGCCAGATATTGTGCGAGGGCCGTAAATTTCTGCTTCTTTTTCCATTAAGTCTGGAACGTATTGTTGAGCCCATCCTTGTCCTGAAGTAGAAGCAAGATCTAAATAGTTTGTTGAAAGAGCTTGCTGCCCAGCAGCAGGTTGTACGTTCAACAAAGTACCATTAGTAATTGCCATAATTTTAAATTTTTAAAGTTAATTATTTTCTTTTTCTCATTTTAAACTTTAATGAATTAGTATTATCACCTAGCACTCTTACTTTTATACCTCCAGCTGTGACTTCACCATGAGACGACCTCGCCCCGGTGTCAACGTTTTTAGCTTCTGCAACGCTTTGCTTTATAGCATCAGCTTTGCCTTGTTCGTAAAAGTGTTTTGCGATAGCATCTGGATTCATCGCAGTAAACAGAGATTTATGATAACCAGCAGCATCTTTAATCGTATTATCTTCACCAATAAACTTATTGACAAAATTGTTTAAATCGCTTTGAGTTGTCTTAACCTCATCTATATTCTTAACATTGTAACGATACTTTTTGTCTCCAACGTTGAAATCAAAACCTTTGAACTCATTATTGAATACAGCATCTGTTCTTTGTCTGAATGCTTTTGTACTTCGCTCTGTAGCTTCTCTTTGAGCTTTAGAGTCTTTGTTATATCTGTTAAAGAAGTCTACAGCTTTTTGTTGTTCTGCAGTTAACTTGCTACCAGCTTTAATTTCTTCGTAGTAATTAGTTTTTTGGTTTTCTAAATACTTACGAGCTTTAGCAGCTTCTTCTTTTAATGCTATCTTTTTTCTTTTTATTTCTTTAGCTTCATCTACTTCTTCATCATAGCTAAAAGTTTCTTCTAATAAAAAGTTTCTTTCTTCCGCTGATAAATGCGGTTTAGTTTGTCTGTAATATTCATCAAGAACATCTGCAGTATCTAACTTACTAATGTCAGTGTTTAATCTAACATAATCTTCTAAGCTACCACCTGTGTCATCCATAAAGTCAATTAACTTCTGTATGTTTTCAGGTAAAGGTTTTCCTGTAGCTTTAGCTTGAGCAACAGCTTCTTCAACAGCTTCTTCAACTTCTTCTACTTGTTGTTTAACCTCTTCGTTAGTTACCTCTTCTAGTACTGGTGTTTCTGCTTCTTGTACTTCTGCTTCCGGCTGTACTTCTTTTTGTTCTTCTGTGGCTCCGGTGTTTTCATCGCTTCCCACCACTCCTGCTGGGTCAGCTGTTGTTTCTTCAGTTTCATTGGTTTGTTCTTCAGTTTGTTGGACTGGTGGATTATCTAAGTCTACTTTATAGACTTCAGGTTCTTCAGAACCTAAATTTACTTTAGTTACTTCCATAATAAAATTTTATAAAATATTAAAAAATAGTGAATTAGAATTTATCTAAGCCCGCTTCACCTGTTACTATATCATTACCTGATGACTCAAACTTTTTAACGGATTCACCCTGTTTTGTTTGTGATCGCATAGATTCAAGCTTAGAGTTTAAATCAAACTCAAGTTGCATTAGTTCTTTTTTAGCTTCAACTTCTAATGATAAGTATTGAGATTTAAACTGACTCTTAGCCTGTTCTAATTGAACATCAGCTTGAGCTTTAGCTTGATTTTTTTGTACTTCAGCTTGTGCTGCTACTTGTTGAGCTTGTGCGTTTGCTTGAGACTGAGCTTGTATATTTTGCTGTTGTATTCGTTGATCTCTTTGTATCTTTTTTCTTTTCTTTACTTTAAGCAACTGATTAGCTAGCTTAATATTTCTTACATCTCTAAGATCTATAGCATCATCAAGATCTATTAAACCTTGACTTAAGGCTACTTGTATATTATTTTCAAGTATAGCTTTTTCTTCTTCGTCTGGTTTAAGCTCTATGAATATACCAAAATCGTAAAGGTGAAGTTCTTTTAACTCATCAAGTGTAGCTACATTGTGAGCACCTATAGCTTTTATAAAAGCTTCTTTAGTAGGTGAGTACTCTACAATATCAGATATTCTAAGTGATAAACACTCTGCGGCCTCAGCTGTTAAGTAAAGCATAGACTGTAATATGTGTCTGGTAGCAGTGTTACTATTTGCTGCCGCTAACTTCTGTACACCAACTAAAGCGTTTTTATCTGGTAAACTACCATCTCTAGCCTCATTAAGCCCGGTTACATCACGTATCATTTGTAAGTAATAGTTATAAGTAGTTATTAAAGTTTGCAACTTATTACTACCACTACCGTTCTGTATTTGTTGTATAGGTACTTTACCTGGGTTAGGGTTACCATCAGATGTAAATGATCTACCAATAACCGAACCAGTTTGGAAGAACATGTTTAAAGCTTCTTGAGGATTATAATTTGTACCGTTACCTAAATCTATTTCAGCTAGACCATCAGCGTCTAAATATACACCATCAGGTACCATACGATTTAACACTTGTTGTATTTTTAAATGAGTAAGCTGTACCATGTCTGCAAACCCAGTTATTCTACTAACTAAAGACTGTATTCTACCATCGTATATTCTAGGCGCTACAATATTATAATTCATTTTAACTTTACCAAAATCAGACTTAGACCTCATCATATTAGAAGCCATTTCCCATCTTAATAGTTTGTCTGTGCCTAAAATTAAAACACCTTCATACATAACCTCTACAACTCTATCTAATCTAGAAAAGTCACCATCCATATCAGACGGAGGATTAAATGTATCATCTTTCTTTATAACTTTATCAGCACCTGTACCTGTTTTCTTTACTTTATAAACGTCGTTAGCATGCGTTTTAAAATTAAAATAAAGAACTGAAACCTCGTTATATCTCTGCTTAACAACAGAGTCAACATATGAAGTTGAGCTATTTACTATATCTTCTATTTCAGACTCAGTTAATTCTGGAAACTCTTTAACTAATTCGTTTATAGGTATTGTTTTAACTTCGCCTACATAGTATATATCTTCAAAATAAGGTGAGTCACTATAAGAGTAAACTAGATTAGCAGGATCAACATACTCTATTTTAACACCATCACTATAGTTAAAGTTTGTTTTAGTTGCAGCAATACCTATAGTAACTAAATCATATAAAGCTCTTCGCTTAACTAAATCATAATCGCAACCTTCCATTAAAACATTTATAGCCTGCTCTTCAGCTATTTCTATAGCTTGCTTATAATTAAGTTGCATATGAAGAGCTAACTCTTCTTCATTGTCAGGTAAAGTTTCTTTGTTGTTTTCATATATGTCTATACCAAAACCAGCTTGAACTGCATCATTATATTGTCTAGAGCGTATATCTTTAAGTATAGACTCCATGTATTCAGTTCTTTTACTAATGCCACTTGGGTCTTGAGAAAACGCAGTTATCTCGTAATTTCTTTGAGACATACCGTTAACTACAATATCTACAAACTTAGGTATTATAGGCACAGGCTTCCAGTCTAAGTTTAAGTAGCTTAAGTCACCATTTATAGATAACTCGTTTTTATATTTTTCTATAGACTGTTCACCTCTAGCGTAAAGTCTTAAATTATGAAAGTTATTCATTGAGTCACCATACCTACTACGCTGACCATAACCTTCTTTATAATGAGACGTTTTACCGCCAAACCACTCTGACTGTATAGCTCTAGCTACTTTAAGGCCATACTCTTGTGTCATCTTTTCTAAATCGCTTACCGCTTGTGACGGAAAGTTTATAACAGACTCTGTCATATTACTTTATTATTTTTGATGATATTCCTTTATTATTATATCTAGATATACTTATACCTAGTGGTTGTTTTTTTATTTCTGGATTTGGTCTATATAAATGTCTATTACAAGCCATTATAGCTAAGCCGCTACTAATAGAAGCATCGTGCTTAGTTCTTTTATTTATATCAAACTTACTCCAATCATTTAACGTCTCATTAAAATACATAGTACCATATGTACCATCTTGAAGTAAACCTACGTGATCATTAATGTACATTTCAATAGCGGCAGCATGTGCTTGCTTTATATCTTCACTAGAGTTTGGCATGCCACCAACTTCTTTTTCTGTAGTAGATAACTTATTCCATATTTTATCTGGCCTGTTCATACTAAAACCTCTGTAACCTCTACGTCTTAAATAATATAAAAGTCTAGGTTTATTGTTCTCAGCAAGTATTGGCATACCGTAAAACACTAAAGACATAAGCACATCTTCAAAAAATATCTCAGCGGTCTGCGGTCTAGCTATATATTCTAAAAAGAAAGTATTAGCTGGAGCATCTTCCATACTAAATTTAGTTAGCCCGTGCAATGCACCTTTAGATCCTTTATTATCAACAGTACCACTAATATCATAACTATCGCAACCAAAAGCTCCGACGTGTTCATTGCCAGGATATTTAGTACCATTTTTTAATATTACGTTATTCTGCATATTACCGTTAGGTACCCAGCTAACTTTAAACCTACCGTTAGGATCTGGATTAAAAACTACTTGTGTATCTTTAATACCACCAACCCATTGAAAGTTACCTATAGTTAATACAGATGAATTTCTATTTCCTTCATTGTAATCAACTTGCTCGTAGATTTTAACAAGATTAAATAAAGAGTTTTTCGTTTCATCTCTAAACGCGTGCTCTTCTGTTCTAGGAAACTGTCTGTAAAACTCGTTAAGTGCATCTTGATCATCTTTTAAACCTTCAACTTCATTATTCCAATAGTCAACAACTCCTATATCTATTAATTCACCATGCGGTCCTCGAATATCATTGTTTGGTGTATCAAAAACTGGAAGTCCGAACTCGTCAATAAATCCTTCATAGTTCCACTCCATTGGGATAAACAAAGAATATAAACCACTTTTTGTCTGACCATTTCTATTTCTCTTTGTAACATCGGAGTCATTGTAAAGCTTTTTAAAGTTATCACCACCTTTATCTAAAGCATTTGATGTTGAACCCATCATACACTTACCTACTATTCTACCACCTAACCTTAAGCAAGTTTTAGTTACTCGCCAGTTATTAAGTATGTTATCTGGTCTTTCCCACTTACCGCTTTCATCGTGTACTAACAACGCTAGCTTTTCACCATCATAGCTATTATCACCCGTGTTCTTCCAGTCAATAGTAGTATCAAGACCTTGCATGTCATCTTCAACTTCTGTTTCACGCATCTTACGTCGTGTAAACTTTTTAGCTGGTATACGATAAGCTAGCTCTGATTTAGGACGATCCATACCATCTTGTATAGGCTTAAAGAAAAACGGATAGTTAATACTTATAGGTACTATCTTATCCGTAAACATTTTCTTTGCGTCAGCTCCACTTTTAGACAACACCCCAAATCTACTATCACTTGCTAGAGTGGCTAAGTTAACGGTTTCAGCCGAACTCATAAACGAAAAACCAGATCGTCTGTTCTTTAAATAACACATACCGTAGCAACGCTGATCTGCCTTACAAGCTTCCCAGAATATAAAAAACAACCTGTTAGCTTCTCTAAAGTCTGGTGCACCTACATCTATTTTACTCCATTGTAAATAAGTGTAGTAGCTACCTGTTAAATAAGTTGGTACACCATTATTAGTAAACCAAAAACCATTTTCTCTTCTATCAAACTCTTGGTCTATATAACTATAATGCTTTTCTTTAAAATCTTTAGGATAATCTTCCCAATCAAACCTAGTTTTTATTTTAGCAAAAGCATTAGGTATTTGAAACTTATGCCACTTTTGTTCTGACTTTTTATTAGAGCATTTATATATATTCTTAGGTGCTTTAGGTAGAGCTATGTTTAAACCTTGTATTTGTACTATATCACCTATTTGGCCAGACTTAGATATAACTACAACATCGCTTTGTTTGTCGTAGCCATACTCCCACTTCTTACCTTTATTAAGCCTGTTTATAGTGGTTAACTTTATTGGCTCTACTATTTTATATAACGACTGCTCGTACATTACTTACTTCTACCTTCTGCAAAACCTTGAAACTTTGGTTTAGCACTTTGTGGTTTATCTAAATCATTTAATATGCGCTCTTCATCTTCAATGCGAGTTAGTATTTCAAACGCATCGAATATAGCTAGCTTTTTTGTAGCTGCTGCATTTTTAAGCCTGTCAGCAGATATATCATCATCTGA